CGCCGCCAATCCGGTCGAGCCGGTTGAGTTCAATCGTTACGCACATTCGCGTTTCTCCCCGTCTTCGTCATTCGAGGCCGCGCGGTTGGCGGCGCTGTTCATGGGGCAGGCCTGGCAGGCGGTCCAATGACGCAGGGCCTTGGGGTCGCTGGTCGGCATGGCCTGTCCGGCGAAGCCTTCGCATTGGTCGGCCGTCACGGGTTCCCCCAGATGGGGGCATTGGTGGCGGTTGGTGTACGTCCTGATGACCGCCGCCGCGATTTTGTCCGTCTTGCCCGGATAGGCGTCCTTGAGCGCGAGTGAGAGTGACGGGCGGGCGTAGCCGATTTCTTCCGCGACCTCGGTAATGGTCTTGCCCGTGGCCAGTTCGGCGTTGACGATGTCTTTCCAGTTCATGCCGCACCCCCCGTGGATTCGAGGGAGTGCGTTTCTTCCGTGTTCGGGTCGTAGACGACGCCCGTGAGCGGACGGAAGACGGGGGCTTCCGGGCCGGTGTCTCGGATCAGGGCGTAGCGATAAAACCCGTTCGACGTCAACGCATGGCCGGGGGCGCGGGTCGGCATGACCCGCAAGTATCCGGTGTTAACGAGGGCGCGAAGGTAACGGCCGGCGTTGTGTTGCGGGTTCGATTCCCGGCCCGACGCCGCCAGGGCGATCAAGTCTTCCGACGTGAACTTCTCGGCCGAGGCGGCCTTGATCCGCATGGCCCGCCACAGCTTTTGCCGGAACGTGATCCGCTTCGGGCGACGGGGCCGACGTTGGGTTAAGGCGCCGCGCGGGCCCGATGATAATTCCGTCCCGCTGGCGATGACGTCGCGGCCTTCAATCGTGATCTGATACCGGCCTTTTTCGGTGCGGACCAACAGGCCGCGTTCGATCAGCTTGCAGGCGCACCGCGAGACCTCGCGCGGTGGCAAGCCGGTGTCAGTGGCGAGCGTGTCCATGCTGATGTCGGCCGTGCCGTCGTTGTCGTTGACGGCCTTGAGAACCGCCGATTGGTTTTGAGCGTTTCCCGTCATGGCACTTACGCCCGAACCAAGATCGGTTTGGAGGTCGAGCGCTCGTGCATGAGCGTCTGGCCGTCCATCGCGGCGAGGTCGACGGGGCCGCCGTTCATCTTGCCGAAGCGTTCGACGGCGGCGAGGCATTCCTTCAATTCGCTGGTGTAGCCGGCGGCGGACTTGTGCAGGAACGCCAACAAGTCGTCGCCGATTTCCACGTCGGTCAAGGCCTTGGCGATTTTCTTGGTATCGCCGAAGGGGATTTCCTTGAATTCGACGAACTGGCTAACGCGGCGGGCGACCTGGGGAAAGCGGGTCAGGTTGTTGCGGACCTTGCCCATGCCGACCAGAACGACCGGCACTTCCAACAGGTCGGACAGGTCGCGCAGCGTTTCCAACAGGCGGACCTGGCGCGAGATATAGTCGACTTCGTCAATGACGATGGCGAAGATTTCGCGGTTGCGTTCCGCCGACATGGCCCGTTCGGAAATCTTCTTCACGCATTCCTTGAACAGGGGTTCGAACCGTTGGAATTGGACGGTGACGCCGAGCGATGCCAGGATGTCGCGAAGCATCCAACAAGGCGTCCATTCCTTTTTCGCGCGGACGTATCCGCATTCGTTCTGGGTGGCCCACCATTGCACCGTCGTGGTTTTGCCGAGGCCCGGTTGGCCGTCGACCACGAGCAAACAGGCCTCACTTGCCCCCCGGTTTTGAAGAGCCTGGAACGCCAGCAAAAAGCGCTCGGTGTTTTCGGTATTCACAAATGCAGTCCGCATCGGTAGATTTCCTTTGTTCAAGCTGCGATTTCTTGGAGGGCCGAGACCTCGATTCCTCCGGTTTCCAGCAGCGACCGAAAGCCCGGTTGTCGGAGTGCATTCCGCAACTGGGCTTTATCGTGTTCGGTCGCCGCTTCGGCGTGATGGGTTAGCCACCGCGCCCATGCCAGTTCGTTCGAAAAAACGGGTCTCTCACCTTCCGCCGTTTCGATAACCGGCAATTCGTCCGGCCGCTCGGTCAGTTCTTCCGGGGCCGTGTGTTCGATTGAGAATTGTTCGTCAGGCCGGCCGACCAGTTGCATGGGGTTGGCGATTCCGGCCTCGGCCTGGATTTCCGCCGCCTTGTCGCGAAGGCGCCCCATGCGGCCCTTGATCCGCTGTTCATGCTTGATCTGGACGAGGGACGAGGCCTCGCGCAACGTGCCGTCATCGAAGTACGGCCGCGCGTTTCCGTCGGCGACGGCGACGGCCAATAGGCGGCCTTCGAAATCGCGCACCCAGACCTTGGAGCCGTCGTGGATGTCGTATCCGACCTGGACGTCTTCGCCGTGGTGGGGGTCCAGGTCATGACTGAAATAGACGTTGCCGAGGACGCGGACCTGGCACCGGCTAACCTTGCGCCGTTCGTAGGGGCGGAACAGGTCCGCCGCGTCTTCCGGGTCGATCTGAATGACGGTGCCGCCGTCGGCCTCCCAGGCCTCCCAGGCCTCCGTTGGCGTCATGTATCGCTTGCGCAGCGTGACGGGGTCGCGATACCGGGGCAACCCGCTATGAGGCGTGGCGTTGTAGTCGTCGATGACGTCTTGAGCAAAGGCCTTGAACGTCTCCCACGTCATGTCGAAGGGGGACTTCCCGGCTTCGGTCAGGGCGCGTTGCGTCAGGCGTTGCAGCTTGCGCCCGGCTTCCTTGTCCATGTCGCGGCCCTTGTAGGTGGGCAGGCGCCGCGAGGCCTTCACCCAGACTTGTTGAAAGCGTTCAACGACACCGCGCGCTTGGGAGTTGTAGGGCAGCGAATTTTTCTGCGTCATGCCCCATCGGTCATAGAAACCGATGGCCGTTCCTTCCAACAACTCGGCGCGGAATCCGGGCCCGTTGTCCGTGTACCAGATTGCCGGGACCGCGCCCTTGCGATGGTCATCCTTGCGGACCATCGCATGGCTAAGGGCTTCCAACACGCCGATGGAGTTTTCCGCCAGACCGATTGACCATCCCGTCGCGTAGCGGGTGTAGACGTCCAACACGACCGTTAGTTCGGGGCGGAACGGTGCGCCGTGGAACGGATGTTCGACAGTGGCCTTGAAGGTGTGACCGTCCGACGTGAAGACGGCGCCGGGCCACAGGTTGTCCGTGGTGCGCGTCGTATAGGCCTTGAGCGCCTTGAGGGCTTGCGGGCCCATCCGGCCCTTGTTCTTCGTCACCGCGTCCAGCTTTCCGATAAACCGGCGGGCCTGGTCGTAGGACGGCATCGGCGTGCCGGCCGGGAGGGCGTCGACGAACCTCTTGTCTCCCAGGACCGCCGCGAGGCTCGGCTTCGTCGGGGACCGGTAGTGTTCCAACAGGGCGGGCGCCCACGCCGGGACGCTCATATCCTTCTCGGCCGGAAGCGACGGGGCCAGGCCGTCGACGCCATGGTCCCGGCGAGCCTTCATCCAATTGTAGATCGTGGCACGGCACAGTGCGCGTTTCTGGCGTCCGGTTCGGGTGCCGGATTTCGCATTCGCGATGGGGACAAAATTCGCCAGGTCCGGCGGCAGGGAGCCGGATTTGCTTTCATCGATCAAGCGGGCGATGACGGTATCCTGTGTTTCGAACACGGCCCGTTCGTCTATCCAACGCAGGATGGCGGCGCGCGCGCCCATGACCTGGCGTTGCCAGTCGGTCAGGTCCGCCGAAGGGCGAACGGCGACCGGCGTTGCGGCCGTCGTGGCGACCGGCCGGGTTTCGACGATGGCGCCGACAGCGGCCTTTCGGATCGGCGTTGGGAGATTACTGACGTGATACTCGCGACCGCCGCCTTGGGCGCGGCGCTCCCGCGACTTCCAACCGTATTTTTTGGCGCGATCGTTGACCTTTTGGCGTGATGTCGGAAACCCCTCAATACCAGCCGCGCTGGCGGCGGCGGCGATCTGCGAAGCGGAAAGCCATTCGGTCATTGCGCGGCACCCTTGAACAACGGGGTTTCCGAGATAAGGCGCTTGGTCTCGCGGTCGGCCATGACGGTGACGAGGTAGAGTTGGCCGAGCCGGGCCAGCTTCAAGTCATTGCCTTCAACAAGTTTACATCCGGCGGCTTGGGCGATTTCATCCATCAAGCCGGGGCCCAAAACCATGGTCAGGGCGGGCAGTAGGTTCGCCGGAAGCTGATTGGGGCGCCCCTTCCCGGTGTAGGTGTTGAGCATGTTTTCGGTGATGTCCTTGCCGGTCAGGGACGTTAGTTGCTCGGCGATCTGCCCACGGGAAAAGGGGCTCGCCTTGATCGCCCGGTTAAGTCCCTTGCGAATGGCAAGATCGAATTCGAAGGCGCCCGGCGTGGCGGCCGGCTTTTCCGGGATGGTGATTTCGTCGGCGGTGACGCCTTCCCACATCGCGAACAAGTCAAGTTGATCGGTAGTGGTCATTGGTCATTTCCGTTGGCGGTGAATGCCCGGCGGCGGCGTTCGGCGGCAAGGTCGATAAGCTCGGCGATGGCCGCCTTCGCTTCTTTCGGCGTCACCCGCGTGAGGCTTGCCCGCGCCCGTACCCGAGCCGGTAATTTGTCGGCGAGGATGGCGAGATAACGAACGAGACGGACGGTAAGGGTTCCGCCCCCATTCAACAGGGTTTCAACCATTCGGATTGCGGCGCGATGGGCGGGGGAGACGTGAACCGTGACGGCGACCAGACCGGCGGCGCGCTTTCGCGCCCGCTCGGCCCGCTTCCGATCCACGGCGGGTTTTTTGTTTTTGGCGGGACGCATTGAAAACAGGGCGTTCTTGGCCGCCCGTGACACGTCACGAGAGCGAAATTCAGCCTTCATTTTGAGACTCCCAAAAGCTGCATGCCGGATCGCCGGCCCGAATGTCGGTGGCCGGGCCGAACGTCCATTTGACGAGGTCGCATTTGCGGAAGATTTTCCCGGACCGCGAACGGTGACGGTAAAGGTGAGCGCAGGTCTTGCAGGTCTCGCCTTTCGGGCCACTGCCCGGTTGGGCGGCATGGCCGCGTTTCTTGCAGCTTTTCCCGAAGGCGCGTTCAAGAACGTGCGGCGGCAGGATCATCAATTGTTCGGACATGCGTTGTTCATTCCCATGGTCGCGGTTGAACAGGGCGGCAGGGGCAGGCGCCTAGGCGACGTCCCGCAGCAATTCCGTATTGCTTGCGCTTCCCGATGGATTATTCTCGTTGGCGGACTGTTTAGGGTTCTTCGGAGTACCGTCGGAAAGGTAACGATCCGGCCAAATCGCTTGAGGGAGTTGTCCCAGGCGGCTCGCGATAAGTTCTTGAACGGCGGGCCAGGGTTGAGACAGGGCCTTGGAAATTGCCGTCGGCGCGTAGCCCCAGGATTCTGATATCTGTTCGAGGCTTTTGCCCGATTTTCGCAGGCTGGCCTTGATGTCTTCCTTGTGCATTCCGAGGGTTCGCATTTTCTCTCTAGACCGTCCGTAGGCCCGCGATTGAGCGCGGGCTTTTGTTGGCTGTTCAAATTCAGGTTCTTGAATGAACATAGAGAAAAATCACTCACAAGCAATAGAAAAATCACTCATCGATCTAACGAATGAGAGAAATATCATTCGGCTTGCCCGGTGGATGAATAAATCCAATGCTTTGGCGGCCGCGACAGGTGCGCCGCCCTGTATAGGGGGGGGCTATGGGTTCTGATCAATCACTGCCTGATCGAATACGGAAAATCATTGGCGATTCGAGCGCGCGATCTTTCGCTCAAAAGGCCGGCGTCAATGATGGAACGCTTAGAAGCATCCTGTCTGGATCGAAGCCAACCATGGACAACCTCGTTGCATTGGCGCGTGCGGGGGGAGTGTCAATCGATTGGCTGGCGACGGGGGAAGAGCAGGCCGTGCAGGCTGGCCCCGTTCATGTGGAACAGGCTGGTGAGGTTGGCGAGGGATTCGTCATGGTTCCACGCTACGACGTTGAGGCGTCCGCCGGACATGGCTCGTTCAACGGCGCTGAAAATATTGTCGACTACATGGCGTTTCGCGAGGAATGGGTAAGGCGGACATTGCGCGTCGATCCGTCCAAGCTGGTTTTAATTACCGCTGTTGGGGACAGTATGGAGCCAATGATCCGAGCCGGCGATTTGCTTTTGATAGATACCGGCGTGGAGAGAATTATCGACGACGCGGTCTACATCTTAGTCAAGCGCGGCGACCTGGTCGTGAAGCGTGTTCAGCAATTCTTTAACGGCGCCGTCGCGGTCAAGAGTGACAACGACGAATATGAAGACGAGACCTTGACCCCAGAAGATGCGAAGGAAATCAAGGTCGCTGGTCGCGTTCGTTGGGTTGGCCGGCTTATCTGATCTCGCGTTCCACTTCATATTTCTCGCCATCGCATCGCCACGGATCGAATTACGAAGCAAAAACAGTGCAGTACGGAAAGTGGAACCTAGCGGCGGGCAGCTTTGGCTAATGTTCCACCTGTTCGCACTTGGGTAAGGCGAGCGGAGACGACTGTTCATATGGCGCACGCCAGTGTTTCTGCGACCATTGCGGCGAGTCGGAAAGGTTCCACTTCGTCTCAATACGCGCGCCAAAAACGCCCAAATAGAGTTCCACTCGAATCATTCGAAAAACGGCGCGATTAGGCCTGCATCCCCCGGCCGCTCACGGTTTTCCGTCAGTCGCCTGGGGTCCAGAAACGATCACCTCCCCACACACCGAAACCCAGACCAAAGCCGAAACCCTCGGCGATCTGCGCGAGAACCTCGAAATGATCGCGGAATTTCTCGGCCATGACACGAGCGAACCGCTCGCCATGACGCCGGAACAGCTTCAGCAGGCGGGATACGAACTCATCCGAAAAAGCGGTGGGTGCTCTCGCTGCTGGCGCGCGTCGAGGCGGACGTCGAAAAATTAGCGGCTGCGTGATCTGAAACGGGGGAGGGTGCGTAACAAGTATATTACCCCCTCCCCCCAACGTAAGACCCCGCCGCGGCTCTCCTCGCGGCGGGGTTTCTTTTTGCGGGGAGGGAGAGTGCTGCGCGGTTCCATGCGTGCCGACACAACGCCCGAAGGCGCAGGCGCAACAGGGGAGTGAACCCCTGGCACTTCGCCGCGCAGCGATCGGAGCGTAACACCCCCACCGCCCCACAAACAAGAAACCCTCCCCCGGCGCGAACGCCACCGAGGGAGGGCTTGCCTTATGTCGAGACGGGCCGTTTAGACGCATGCCCAGGCGTTTTTTCTCTACCAGCCCCAGTGACGCTTTGGGTCGATGTCGCGCGTGGTCGGTTGTGGGTTTCGTGCCCAGCCGTGCAACTTCTCATCCATACTCTCGGCGATCCGCGCGCCAGCGGCGCGTTCACGTTCAACGTGGTAGGCGTCGCGTTCGGCCTGCGTCCAGCCGTTGCGTTTATCTTCGGGGGTGAGGGAGCGAGGCATAGCGTTTCTCAGTAATCTTGATGGTAGTTGTCGATGTTTTGCTCGATCATCCGCAAACAGTCGATCACGGTTTGCGCGGCGTGGGTTTGCGGTAGAGCGACTTGCTCGAAATGTTTCTGAGCCGCGCTATTGAAGTGAATCCAAAGCATTTCTCTTGTCGCCGTGAAATAGTCAGGGTTGATGTACATTTCTTTCGGCGGCGTACCGCGCGACGACTCGTATTTTTCAATGTGCTGCCGCAGTTTTATGCGGGCTTTTCTCCTACTCAGAAATGTGCGGATGTAGGTTCGCCCTATATCGAAGACCAGTGGGATCGCTGCACCGAGCACCACATACCCGGCGTTTTGCCAGAAACCGTTGCCCATTACCTCGCGACCTCTTCCGCTGTTTCCTCTTCGAGTGCGTTCAGCACCCCGCGAAGATACCACAGGTTCTGGTAGGGGAGGAGCCGCCGCGCGGCGCGGATGTCGCTGCGTTTAAGTTCACCCGTTGCGGCTGCACCGGCCACGCGGAAGGCGTCTTCACCCAGGCCGAAGGTCGGCCCTAGAACAGACCCCACGGCGTTCCTGACCGCGTAACGTGACAATGTCGGCCCGCCCGTCAGGGCGTTGGCACCGATCACGCCACGGCTGACCTTTTCCAACATTCCGTTGACGTCGAACAGCCAGCCGGTCATGCCGCTGCGGTCAATTGCCTCGGCAACCCAAACGCGGGGGTTATCACTCGGCTCCCGTCCTGCCAGAACCGTCTTCGCCCAATAGACGCCCGCGCCGAGCCCGAGCATCATCGCGGCACCGTTGGCGGTCGCGAGTTCCTTGCGCTGCAAGCCGCTGATGAGCATGCGCTGCGTCGACGCGAAGGCGAACGAGCGAAACTGCCCGATCACCTTGCCGAGTTCGTTCGACATCCAAAGCGGGCGGTCACCGACGCCGGGGGTGATGATCGCTTTGTCGACTTCTTTCACGAGCGCGCCCCGGAAGGCGTCGACGGCGTTGCGGTTCGTCCACTTCGCCGTGTCGGCGATCCTGACCGTGCCCTCGGACGCGCCGAATTTCTCAAACATCTCGGCGATGTCGCTGGCGGCACCGTAGTCGATGCCGGAACTCGCCAGCTTCTTGAGGTCCGTCTTCGACGCCGTGCCTTTCGCCACACGCCGCGAGGCGTCGATGATCCGGCTCCCGATGATCGTCGCCGACCATTGCTTGAGCGCCGCGTTCCAGGGCGACATTAGATTGACCAGGCCGAAAGTGTTGCCCATCGAGGTGAGCGTGTTCTCGAACCGTGAATAGCGCCCGTAAGCGTCGCCGATGTCAGCAAGCTGCAAGGCGCGGGTGTCGAGCACCATATCGAGCGCGGTGCCTGCCAACTTGGCCTCGTTGCCCGCGAGGCGCACTGCCTTCAGGTTCGTGACCAGCGGCACAACGCCGTGCTTGAACGAGCGCCATAGTCCCTCGGTCATGACCGGGCGGGCGATGTCGGTCGCCGATGAGATCACGACGCCGCCGAGGATGCGGAGATAGTTCAGGGTCCGCACCGCACGCGCGGCGCGCACGACAGGGTGATAGGGGTCAGCGGGAGAGCCGTAGGTGCCGCGCAGGCGGTCGCGCATGGCCTCAAGGTCGCGAATGTCGGCGCGGCGTTGGGCGTCGATCTTCTTGCGCGCGCGGTCGGACTTGGCGGCGTTCAGTTGCCGCGTGTAGTCCAAATTCACTTTTGCGATCGCACCGTCGATCTCAGGCGTGCCGAAAGCCTTGGCGAGTTCGACGTCGGGTGCGAGGGTCCGCGTATAGAACTCGGACAGCAACTCGACGTCGGACAGCAGGAAATTCTCGATCCGCTCGTCGGGGATGTTGAACGTGCGCTCTTTCGTCGGCCCGCGATTGAGACGGGTCGCCTGATAGGGGACGCGACCGTCAGGCGTTTTCAGGATCGTGTCGATGATCTCGTCGGCGATGTCTTCGAGTTCGAGGTCGGACAGTTCCGCCAGCTTGAGGTCGTCGCGCATGCGTTCGACCCGTGCCTCGATCTTGGCAATCTTATCCTTGTCACCCGCCGCCTCGACCCGGCGTAATGCGGCGGCAAGGTCGCCCTCGCGTTCCGTGCGCCGTTGCGCGATCTCGGTGCGGCGCTCTTGCAGCCATTCGGTGATGATGGCGCGGAACGTGGGGCGTTCGGCGACGATCTTCTGCACGTCATAGACGCGGGTCAGGTAGGAGAGGGCGGTCGTGACCTCGACGTCTTCAGGCAAAAGGCCGGCCTCGACCGCTTGTTCCTTGAGCGGCTCGAAAACCCGCTGGCGGAAATACTCGGCGGCTTCCTGCACTTCGGGCGTTTCGTCCACGTCGCCGCGACGCATGGCGCGACCCACGGCGGCGCGAAACTCGCGGTAGTTCATACGCCGCCCCTTGTTGCGTCCGAGCGCGTCCAAAGCCGCGATCCGGGTCGCGGTGAGGCGACCGCCGTCCGTTTGTCCGGTGGCATATTTGACGAATGTCTCGTCGAGTTTCGTGTAGGCGTCGAACAGGCGCGATTGATAGCTTTTGACCTTCGTCTCGACGCTGACCGGGGTCGCGATGCCGTCGGCGTTCTTGACGAGGTCGACCGGCACCTCGGCGAGCACTTGCGCTGCCTTGCGGACTTCGTTCGACGGACTGTTCAATACGCGCATGATCGGGCTGGCGAAGGCGAGTTTCTTTTCCAGGCCGAGCGCGTCGACGAGGGTATTCTCTGCCAATGTCGTATTGTCGGCTTGCCGCGACCCGACGCTGCTTTCATGGGGGCTGAACAGGTCCGCAACATCGTCAGGGGGCGGGGTGAGGTCTTTCTCGATCCGGGGGGCTAGGTCTTCTGCCTGGGCGCGGGTCAGGTACTTGCCTACGGCACCGCCCAGGATGCCGGAAAGCAAGGCGGCACCACCAATTGCGGTCGCGCTCTCCGTTGCCGTGCGGGTCGTCTGCGTCTCTTGCAAGGCGGCTTCCGCGATGGCGGCACCCGTGCCACCTGCCAAGGCGGCGCGGCCCGCGATCTTGAGCGCCGACGCACCCGCTTTGATCTGCCCGCCGACCGGGATCAGGACGAGCGGGTCGGTCATGCCTGCCGCGAATTGCGCGATCATTCCCGTGGCACCCGCCGCGTCGACGAGCGCCCGGTCGCTGCGTTCCCGGTCGATCTGGGTCTTCACGGTTGCGACCTCTTCCGGGGTCTGGGCGTAGATGAACGCCTTCGCCTCATCCTCGTATCCCTCAATGTCCGCGAACGGGTCGAAGTCGGGGTCGAGCGTGCGCCGGTTCCGGTCGGGGAGGGCGTCTTCTTCCGCGAGCGCGCTGCCGATCGAGTTCTCTAACCGGAACGCGGCACCGAGCGTGTCGGTCAGCGCGGGGGCGTCCGGTTCGGGCGTCTCGGGCGGTAGAGGGCGGATGCCGCCGACCGGCTGCTCATTGGCGTCAATGAAGGGCATCAGCGGCCTCCGTGTCGGGCGGCTTTGCGTTGCGCCGAGAAGTTGCCGTTGGCAATCGCCGCGCGCTTGGCGCGGGCGGTTTCGACCTCGGCATCGAGTTCATCGACGATCGCTTGCCGCTTCGGCGAGGCGGTCCAGTCAGGATGCCAGCGAAGCGGTTTTCCATCTTTCATCAACGTATCGAACGCGCCGTCGTCACGTTGACGTAAAACGAGGTAGGAAGGGCGTTCCTGGCGTGCGGTCAAAGGATCGACCTCGATGCGGATGTTCTCGGTCGGCAAGCCGAGTGCGGTCAGGTCCGTGTCGAGTTGCTCGTTCATCCATTCGGCGTTCGCCTTCTCGCTCATGCTGACGATGCCGTACCGTTCCGGGGCGTATTTCATGAGCCGCCGCTCGCCGCCGACACGGGTCACGGCCCAAGTCGCCTTGAGGTCGGAGACGGCGAGGCGCTCGGCGACGTCCTCATCACCCGTGGCGAGAAAATGCGCCTCGTAAGCGGCACGGTACTCGCCCAGGATCGCGTCGGGCATCTCAGCGTCGCCGAAGTCCAGGGACCAGAACGCGGGCTCGGCAAGTGCGTCGCTGACCTTGCTCTCGACCGCTGACAGGTTAAGGAAACCTTCTTCGCGGAGCCGCTGGGCGCGGACCTTCCGCGCCGGGTCGTCCGCGCCGTGGATCGCGGCCTCGGCTCGTTCCGCTGCCTGGGTCGGCGTCGCGCCGATCCGTAGCTGCTGCGCGATCATTGTCGCCGTGCGTCGGTCGGACTTGCTGAAATTGTCCAGCAGACGGGGGTTGATCTCATCAAGCCGAGCGATGATGTCGGCGGCTTGCGCCTTACGTTGCGGGTCGGTCCCGCGCAGGTAGCCCGTCCAGGCGGCTTTGAGGTGCGACGGCACGACGCCGGTTTTGGCAACGTAGCCTGTGACGGCTTCTGGGACTCTCTCAGGGGGTGTCTCTGCGAGGATAGGGGCGAGTACCTGGGAAAAGTGTTCGTCCACCGCGCGGCGATCCTGGGCACTCCCAGGGTCCAACGGAACGCCGGTCTGCATGGCGACCGCAACGCGCCCCACCTCGGCATGGTTCTCGGCCAGCTTGGCCGCGAGCGTGTCGGCGGTTTTGGTTAGCGTTGTCCGCTTGGCAGGGCCAAGCCAGCCGTCCTGATAGGCTTCCTCGATCTCAGGCAAACCGGCCTCGCCACGGGTCACCGCGATTTCAAGATCGCTGATCTGGCGAGCATGCGTCTTCGCGAGTTCGGCTTCGGCCTCGCGCTCGCGCCGGTCGAGTTGGGCCTGCGCTTTCTGCCGGTAGATCAGCCGCGCCTCGGGTGACATCCCGCCAAATGCCGGGTCGGTGTCGATGTCGAGCAACCGTGTCGGGTTTGTGTCGACAAGCCGCCCCGCGTAGCCACGCGTCACGCGCTCTTGCAGCTTGTCGCGCATATCCTGGCGTTCGATGTCGCTGATGACGTCCGTACCGCGTGCCGTGTCCAGGGCGTTGAAGCCGTCGTTCAGCATCGACCGCATGGCGTCGTCGGTCGGTGCCATGATCGCGCTCTCGGCGTAGTCGTCGAGCGTGCCGTTCAAGTCGGCCCGCATGCCGTTCACACGGGCGTTATGCTCAGCCTGCCAAACGCGGATACGGGTTGTTTGCGCGCGTTGCGTCTCGCGGGCCTTGAACAGTTCACGGGTCGTCCGGTCCTCGATCGAGTTCGCGGCCTCGTCGAGCGATTGTTTCGCGAAGGCGTCGAAGCCGCTGACCGTGACGTCGGGGCGAAATTTCAGTTTCTCACTCATTGCCGCCGCCGATCAGCCAGTCCGTCACACGGCGAGCGTGCGCGGCTTTCGCTTTTTCAAGCTGCATTGCGCGTTCGGCTTCAAGGCGGCGTTTTCCTATATCGCCCAGCGCCGCGCCCAGTTCCATGAGCCCTTCACCCATGTTGCTGATCGCGCCTTTGGGTATTTTGATCGTCGGTGTGCGAACCGGCTGTACTTGCGGCAAATCAGCCGCCGTTGGGATGCGTGCCATCAGGGCGCTCCTTTTTCAGCACGACGACGTTGTCGTCGAAGTCGTAACCGTCCCGCCAGTCGCGGCGGCGTTCCTGGGATGCGGCGCGTTCGCGTGCCTCGCGCTGGCAATCCAGCGCAAAGGCGATCTCGACCCGGCGCGTGCTGCAATGCTCGAGCCGCTCGTCGATCTGTGCGTGGATGTTGTCAGCCTCGGCATTCGTCAGGGTGCCGCTGGCGAAGTCCCGGTCGACGGCCTCGCGGTGCATTTCGAGGATTTCCTGCGCGTCCTGCACTCGGCGCAGTTGGCATTCAAGGCAACCGCACTCGCGGTAAGCCTCGACGAGCAAGCTGCCCTTGGCGGTGCAGGGGATCATGACACCACCTCGGGGCGCGGTACGTGCGTCGCGATCAACGCATAGCCGTCAGGGGCGACGTCGCCGGGTGCGCCAACGTGAACGAGCCCACGTTCGACGCGCTCGTCAAACGTCAACTCTTCGGGCGGCGTGACCACCCGCTCGACGGCGTTCAGCCGGTCAAAAAGCTGTTTTCGTGAGGGCATGGCGATCCTCGCTCGGTTCGCGGAACAGGTAGTCGATCTCCGCTTTGATGGTTGCGTATGCTGCGGTCGTGCGGTCGACATTCAGCGGCTCACTCGAGGTCATGAGGGCCTCGACTTCGGACACAATTGCGGAGCGGTCGGACGTCGACGGTGACGCTGCGCGTTGCTCAGCGGCGTGCAGCCGCCGCCTCAAATCAATGGGTACGCGGGGCATGAAGAACCTCCTCAACTCGCGCCAGCCGGTTTTCCCAGTCGGCTTCGCTCAGCAAGTCTGCGATCAGACGGAGCAGTTCTTTTGACGCGCGTGCATCCGCCGCCGTGATGACGCCTCGCCGCTGTTCGCGGTACACCCGGCCCGCCTCGCGGCGGACGTCCTCAACAGAGTTGAGCGGCGCAACGCGTAAATTTCGTTGGTCTGCCATGGTTTTACCTCCTTTCGGGGCTGCTTGGACTTGAGGTTAAGGCCCCAAATCCAAGCAACTGTAGTGATATAACATTACATCCCGTTTTCCAAGCGAAGCGGTCAGCCGTGAAAGTAGCCCTTGGCGACCTCGAACGCCGACTTCACCTGCCGAAACTCGATCTCGCTGCCGCCCTTGTCAGGGTGCGTCTCGATCGCTTTCTGCTTATAGGCCCGTTCGACGTCAGGCCATTTCGCGCTGGGGTCGACGCCGAGCACTTCCCACCATTTGGTGATGGGCATGTCGATCTCACGCACTTCGCCCAGCACGCGGACCTCGACAGGCTCCCCGTTGCGCGCGTTGGTCACGACCAGCGTCGCATAACTGGCGACCGGACCTTTCGCGTCGCAGGCGACGTCGATCAGGTCGTGGCGTTCCAATCCGCCTTTGACGAGGTCGAAGTAACCCGGTGCCAGGACGGTATCGAGGTCGTAGACGCTCTCGTGCGCCCAGCGCACCGGGCCGGTCGAGTTATTGGTCGCCCGACCGAGCGTGTGCAACGTCGCCTGGGGGCGGCGTCCTTCAAAGTTCGCGTTGGCGGTGTCTTTCACCGCTTCCGCCGTTGCTGCTGCCTTGGTGTTCATTCTTTCGTTCTCCTTTCGATCAGGTTTTGAGTTTCGCCGCCGCGTCGAGGACGTCGGCAACGCCCGGCACGGCACGTAGGGCCGTGACGGCTTCGTCGCTTTGCGGCGACATTTTCCCCGGAGGGGAGGTAACGACCTGGCCCTTATCCGGCCCGCCCAGCGATACGTAGGCGTTGTCGATGTCGAGGTAGGCGCTGCCGCCGGGGGTGTCATACTTCACTGCAACCATTTCGGTTCTCCTGTTTTCGTCGGGGGCTACATACG